AAAATGGGTAATAAGTTTTGCAGATGGAACTCAATGTGGAGATGGAACAATATATCGAGCTAGTGGTTTTAAATTGGTAGGTATTAAAAACAATACTTCTTTATGGGAAAAAAATAGAATACAAATGCAAGATATGCAATTATATCATAAAATGATTAATCCTAGAAAAGAAGGGTGGAAACAATTAAAAGGTTTTCAGTTAAGATACATATATTTTATAGATAAGAAAATGGAAAGTAATTTGACGCAGCCAATTTTATCATTTAGCGAAATAGATAAACAAGGTGCTGGAATGTATAAAGGAAAAAGAATAACATTAAAAGAAAGAACATATGCGTGTATAGCTTAAATAAAAAGTGCTTTATATTCCAATAAAGAGATGAAGTTTACAACTATCTACACGCTCAAATAAATAAAATAAATAAATAGTCACAAATTGTCAAAAACAAGAAAAATATCAGATAAAGAGTTCTTCACAATACTAAGGGAGAATGCTGGGTTATATGCTAGAACAGCAAGAGCTATAAGAAAACAATTTGATATAGGCTATACAAGACAGGCAGTAAGGCAAAGAGCTGAAAAGAATATAGAAGAATTAAACGATATATTAGACGAAAGTTTTGAAGTAGCTGAAGATGGACTACATAGTATAATGCGAAGCAAGAACGAAAGACTTAGACTTGAAGCCTGTAAGTTTCAGATTAAACGTAGAGAAAATGTATATGATGATAAAGCACCAACATCTTTTGAAGTAACTATAATTGAAGGCAAAAATAACAAGTAATATAATTTACAGACACCTAAAAGACTCTGAAAAGAAAATAATAATAGAACAAGGTGGAACAAGGTCTGGAAAGACTTATAACATTCTATTATGGATAATAACCTACTACGCAAACAAGAACAAAGGTAAGATCATAACAATATGTCGTAAAACTTTCCCAGCATTAAGAGGAACAGTATTAAGAGACTTCATTACTATACTTAAAAAACATAATATCTATAATGTAGAGATGCATAACAAAAGTAGCTCAGAGTTTCACTTATACGGAAACCTAATAGAGTTTATAAGTCTTGACCAAGCCCAGAAAGTAAGAGGACGTAAAAGAGATTTATTATTTATCAATGAAGCAAACGAATTAAATTATGACGACTGGCAACAGCTTATCTTTAGAACAACAGAAAAGATAATAATAGATTACAACCCTAGTGATGAGTTCCACTGGATATATGACAAAGTAATAACAAGAAATGATGCTGACTTCTTTCAAACTAATTACTTAGACAATCCATACCTAGAAGATTCAATAAGGCACGAAATAGAACGCTTAAAAGACTTAGATGAAAACTATTGGAGGGTTTATGGCTTAGGAGAAATAGGACAGAGTAAAGATAACATATTTACTAAATTTCACTATACAGATAAAGTTCCTGATAATGCTAGTTTAGTTTCTTATGGATTAGATTTCGGTTATTCAATAGACCCTAGCGTATTAATATCTATTCATAAACAAGATGACAATCTTTATTTAAAGGAACACTTGCACGAAACTAACCTAACAAATCAGGATATAGCAAATAGAATTAAAGACATAGTAGGCAAAGATGAAATTATTTGCGATAGTGCTGAGCCTAAGAGTATCGAGGAACTCTATAGAATGGGTTTAAACGTAAAAGGAGCAGTCAAAGGTGCTGATAGTATCAGAAACGGAATAGACATATTAAAACGCTTTAAAATACATTTAACAAATAACTCAATTAATTTAATTAAAGAATTTAAGAACTATAAATGGGCAGTAGATAGAAACGGAAACAAAACTGGTAAGCCTGTAGATAAGTTTAATCACTGTATTGATGCTGTAAGATATTCTGCTTTAATTCATTTAAAAGAAAACAAAAGAGGCTTTTATTCAATTAGGTAAAAACCCAAATAAAAAACATATATTAATTATGGACGTAACAATACCAACAAGCTGGAAGGATATAAATATAGACACTTATATTAAATTAGTTCCTGTATTAGAAACTGAGCAAGAAGACATTACAAGAGTTATAAATATACTATGTGTATTGACAGGAAAAAAAAGGGAGCAGATAAAAGAAATACAACTAACTGATTATCATAAACTTATTAAAAAAATGGCTTTTTTGTTTACAGAAATACCTACTAAATTAGAAAGTAAAAGAATAAAATTAGATGGTAATTATTATGAGTTTAAACTTAATGCAGAAAATCTTTTGTTTGGAGAATATATTAATGCTATGGAAACATTAAATTCTAAGAATGAAAATGCAGTAATAGAAAACTTAGATAAAATACTTGCTAGTATTTGCAGACCAGTAGAAAAGAAGTTCGGCAAATGGAAGGAAAAGAAAATGTCAAGCAAGTTATTACAAGAAACTGTAAAACTATTTAGAGATAAAATGAGTATAGCAGATGCTTATCCTTTGGCGGTTTTTTTTTGCAATCACTCAAAAGAGTTAATGACAAATATACAAACTTCTTTGATAACTCGAGCGGAGAAGATAACAAAGGAAGTGGAGATGGATTTAGCGACAGGTGGGGCTGGTGGTGCATAATCGATTCTTTGACTAACTCAAGAGTTGATAAATGGGAAATTGTCACAAAGTGGAACGTAATTCACGGCTTGAATATATGTTCATATTATAAAGATAAACAAAGAAAAGAAAAAATAGAACTAGAGAAAATTGGCAGATAATAGTTTACATAATGCTTTTACAGAATTTCACGCTACAGGAACAGAGGGTATAGTTGATAAATGCAGCTCCTTAGGAGATGTAATGAATAATTTAGGTATAAGGCTTAAAGATGAAACATTAAAGCAAATAGATACAATAAAAGATACTTCTGGAAATTTAAGACAATCCTTAAAATTTAATACTAAGATATTTGGAGAAAGTTTTGCAACAGAATTATATTTAGCTGATTATTATGATTTTATTAATAAAGGAGTAAGAGGTGCTGAGAGTTCAGAAAGGGCGCCTGACAGTCCTTATTCATATAAAGACAAACAACCTCCAGTAAGTGCATTAAAAGAGTGGAGCCATAGAAAAGGCTTAAACGAATGGGCTGTAAGTAAATCAATATTTAAAAAAGGAATTAAAAAGAAAGGTTACTTTGATAAGGTTGTAGAAGATGTAAAGAATGGAGAAATACATAGCTTACTAATACAAGATTTAAAAAGCGCTGGAAAATTAGGCATATTAAATGAGATTAAAAAAATTATAAAATAATGGCAATAACAGGAGTATCAACAATAGAAGACTTTAGAACAGTTTACAACCCTATTGAGTATGTGGCAACTTCAAATAAAACATCTGAAGATAGGTTTAAGTACATAGTAGAAGTATATGATGGAGTTACAAAGATAGGCACGTTAAAAATACCAGCAGACCCTTTGTTATATGGTAGAGCAGACGTTCAAGGAATAATGGAAAGTTATCTAACTAAGAATCTAGGAACTATAAACACAGCAGCTACAGGTGTAGCATTTGAAGACTGTAGTAACTCATATAAAGAATTTACTATAAAATTTGGAGAGGAATATGAAGTATTAGGAGTATTAACTGTATTTATGACACCAGCTTATGATACTACATTAATAACTTTTAATGGCTGTTTACCTAATTATAGAGATGCTTTAAATTTTGTAGATTATCAAGTAGCAAATAAGTACCAAGATTTTACAGTAAATGCAATTACAAGGAAGTTTTTAACTAATATGCCAAAGGGAGTAAGACCTCCAGACAGTAACACGCAAAAGGTAGAATTAACTGACAAAGGCTTTACTTATTTTTTAACAGAAACAGGCGAAGCTATTACACATTTTGAAGTATGGACTTATGACAGTTCAGGAGTTTTAATTGCTAATGTTGATGTTACCGCAGCTATTAATGATGATAAGATGATTCTTATACCTTCAAGCCCTGATAGTTTAAATAACATAGACCCTGCTGCTGTAAGTATAGCGCAGCCTATAATACCATCAAATTGTGCTTATTATTATATTGATTTATGGAACGGCGTAAATATAGCAAGTGAATCTTTACACTTTGATTTGGCCTCAGAATGTAGATATGAAGTAAGAAGATTAGAGTTTTTAAACAGTTTAGGAGGTTTTGATACGTTTAATTTTACTAAGGTTTCAAGAAAATCAGAAACAATTGAAAGAAAGTTTTATAAACAAAATGCTGATAATATGGTAAGTGGAGTAATAGATTATTCATTGGCTGATAAAGTTAAAACTCAGTATTATACAAGGTCTAGTCCAAAGATTAAATTAAACTCTGACAATTTAAGTGTAGACGTTTATAACTGGTTATTAGAATTAATAGAAAGCCCAGAGATTTATTTATGGGAAAATGGAGAAAGAATAGCAATACAAAATATTACTTCAGACTGGGAGGAAAAAAGAGCTGATACAGATAGTGTGTTTAATTTAGAAATAGAACTTGAATTAGGAATAGATAATTACAGACAACGTGGTTAAAGAAGAATTATACATAGGAAATGAAAGGGTAGAATTATTAGGAAGTTTAGAGCCAAACTTGACATTCAATATATCAGATATTAAAAACCCTGATAAAAGGAAAAGCGACTACTCAAAAAGTATTTCGTTGCCTGGAAGTAAAAAAATAAATAAATTATTTGAGCATATCTTTGAAGTAAATATAGACTTACAAACATTTAATCCTAATTTAAAAACTGATGTATTATATTTAGTAAATGGAGAAACTATTATAGACGGTTATCTTCAACTAAAAGAAATTAAAATAATAGACGAATTAATAAGCTATGAAGTTACTATAATCGGAAGGGTAGGTTCATTCATTCAAGACTTAGGAGATAGTTATCTAGATGACTTA